TCGAATACATCATTAACTGAGTATGGTTTACCTGTTCCGAGTTCCCAAGCATCTTCATGTTTTTCATCACTAAATGCTATTTTAATTAATCCATCAACGATATCGAAAACGTGAGTGAAATCTCTTGTTTGTTCTCCATCACCAACAATTGTTAATGGTAGATTCTTTTCCATTTGATATCTCCATATTCCAATTAATGCGCCCCACTTGTCGTTAACAACTTCATTGGGTCCATATACATTATAGAATCTGGCAATTTCGAAATCACATTCATAAACTGTTCGGTACATTTTGATAATATCCTCACCGAGTTTCTTTGATGTTGCGTATGGAGATTCAAAGTAGTTTCCCCATTTTGATGCGGAACCAGCATAAACAACTTTTACGTTATTCTTTCTTGCCCATTCACAAACAACTTGTGTCCCACCCACATTTACTCTAAATGTTTCATGTGGATTTTCAAATGATGGTTGAACTCTACTGAGTGCCGCCAAATGAAAACAAACATTGAAGTTATCATTTCTCCAAGTAAGTAGTTGTTCTATGTCGCCATATGAATAATGACAACCATTAATTTCATGATTTTTTGAACCGGTAGATAAATCATCAAGGGAGAACACCTCGTGTCCTTCACTAAGTAATTTCCTTATTAGATTTGAACCAATAAATCCATTACCTCCGGTAACTAATACTTTCATTCTATACTTTATAAGTTGTACTCCCGACGGGACTCGAACCCGCAAGCTTCCCCGTGAAAGGGGGATGTCCTAACCAATTAGACGACAGGAGCTAAAAAAACGATTGTTGTTTTTGACGATTTATTTATTATGCCTTACGGCCGATGTTTATTGAATCTTTAACAGGGTCACAACCATTTTTAATCGTGTCTGTTAATTTGTTTTCCAATTTATCTAATCGAGAATCTAATTGGGAAAAGATTTCTCTTTCTGTGTTATCAATTCTACGATGTAATTCATCATTTACATGATTTATATTATCGTGAATATCTTTTGTTCTATTATCAAACTCAACTGTAAAGTTTTGTTTGTAATTATTGAATTGTTTCGCAACATTTCTGACCTTAAAAAATCCCATGACAGCAACCACCGCAATTGCGATAACCACCACCGAGGACATTCCTAAAATAAATGATATTGTATCCATATTTTTAATTTTTATTTAGTATGTCAAAGAACAACAATCGTTTGCGGAAGGAGTAGGATTCGAACCCACGGTACCTTTCAGTACTTCGGTTTTCAAGACCGATGCGATAGACCAACTCTGCCATCCTTCCAATTTCCCTATCTGAGATTACGATAAGTAGATATATCGGTTTTCTATTTCTTAAAAACCTGATGGTCTTACCCGTTAAAAACATCCAACACTACTTGGAGGGATTGTGTGAATCCCTTTACCCAACGATGTCCCACTCACGCCGTAGACATTCTGCGAGTTCATTGTTTAAGTCTTGAACCAAAGACTCTGAGTATCTCTTACTCATTGCGGTCCCACCGGGAATCGAACCCGGCATACCGCCGTGACAGGGCGGCGTTATAGCCGATTAACTACAGGACCAATTGGAGCCTCCTGACGGATTCGAACCGCCGACCCGCTGATTACAAATCAGCTGCTCTGGCCAACTGAGCTAAGGAGGCGTATTTCTTTTCCATTAAGTCAAAGAACTATTTAAAATATAAGAAATAAATTCCACATTTCAAAATGTTGCGGGGGTGGGAATCGAACCCACGTGATTCGGCTTATGAGACCGAGCTGGAACCTCTCCAGACCACCCCGCAATGTTTGTTGGAATAGGTGGACTCGAACCACCGACCCTTCGCGTATCAGACGAATGCTCTAACCAACTGAGCTATATTCCAATATAACCGACCTAGCTCGGTAAACACATCGGATGGGTGAATAATGGGATTCGAACCCACGACCTTCTGAACCACAATCAGACGTTCTAACCAACTGAACTATATCCACCATATTATAAGGTTATAACCTAATAATGGTCAATTATTAGGTCTGTGCCTTATAGTGAGGTCCCGAGTGGATTCGAACCACCGAATAAGAGTTTTGCAGACTCCCCCCTTAAACCACTTGGGTACAGGACCGTGGTGGTTCCTAAAGGACTCGAACCCATACTTCAACGTCCGTAGCGTTGCGTGCTATCCATTACACCAAAGAACCATTACTTAATTCGTTCATCCCATTCTTCTTGGGTTCCCAATCTAATTGGAACGAACAATGCAAATCCATCATCATCTTCAAAATGGTTACAATCATCTTCTCTCCAACCAAACTTATATCTCATGTGTACAAATTTGTTTGTTTCTTGATTCCATCTTGCGATGGTTGTGTTTCTATGTTCACCAATATAAATTTGACCATGAACTAAATCCCTCTTAGGAATTGCTCCGGCTTCAATTAGTTTTGGTACATAGAACTCTCTCCATTCTTTTTCATCCGCTCTTGGAAGAGTTGGGACATCTTCGGGATTATTAATCTTTGGTAAATTTTCCCAATACCGTTTAATTACCCTTTCCCTTTCTTCTTTAATCTTCATTTTCTCCGCTTCAAATTTCATTTTGATTGCGTCGAAGCTGTCATTTCTTTCCATATTATTTGTTTTAAAATTTTGTATTCCCGATAGGTAATAAACTCGATTGTTTTTACACAATACCGTCGAAATATTACTGCTCGGTATTATACCTCTTGGTATAATATTGCACGGGTACCAAGATTCGAACTCGGAACTGTGGTTTTGGAGACCATCATGATACCATTTCACCATACCCGTATTTGATGGTTATTTCATGCATTAAACCCCATTTTTTACTTAATGCACGATTTAACCATCATTGTAGTTCCTACCGGAATCGAACCAGTGACAGCTTGTATGTAAGACAAGTGCTCTACCAACTGAGCTAAGGAACTGTGAAAGGAAAGGGGAGGATGGTTCCGTGGACAACCCCTTTTATGATTGGCATTACTTCAGGTGAATATCTGCAAACTCCGACTACATCATCCAATATTCACTCTCGAGATATAGATGTAATCATTCCCCAATCAACCTTTGTGTCCCCGATGCGACTCGAACGCATGACTCCCTCATTAAAAGTGAGGTGCTCTAACCAACTGAGCTACGAGGACAAATGTGGTACCGACCGGATTTGAACCGGTGACACCCAGATTTTCAGTCTGGTGCTCTACCAACTGAGCTACGGTACCAAAAAAAACCAATATGTCAAAGAACACTTTGTGGACCGTCCCGGATTCGAACCGGGGATTCGACAGTGCAAATGTCGTGTGTTAGCCAACTATACCAACAGCCCTAAAACAAAAAAACCTCGAGATTTCTCCCGAGGTTCCTTTATATCGTTTTAAACTAAACAACTTACAAGACACCTCGGGACACAGCAATATCACGTACCTCCGCCCATTTCGAACAGATTGTAAATGATGTCATATGTGTGAACTGTCTCATTGAAAGTTTATTTAAGTTTTAAAATCTTTTACAAAGATAATAATAAGTATTCGAAAAAACAAGAAAATCGCAAAAAATTTTTGATAAAGAATTTTTACCATAAAACACACATTATCATGTTGCCGAAGTATTTATTGATAACCAAACATAAACTAAACACAAACTAAAACTATGAAAAAATTCTTCAGTCAGTTGTTCAATGATAACAACACTATTAATGAGAAGTCCGTTGTAGGTTTTTTATCCTTTACAATGATGATGATTGCCATGTTCGTCGACCTTATTACAGGTTGGATGGGTAAGGAATTATTAATCAATGAATTTATTTTCGACGGATTCTTAGTCATTACGTTAGGTTCTTTCGGTATCGCGTCTGTCGATAAGTGGATTAACAACAAGAATTCAAAAGGTGGAGAAGAAACTCCTGTTGAATAATTCTTAGTTTTTAACCAAATACCACGTAACCGATGAAATCATTGAGAAACATAATATTTGCTGTACTAACCCTATTACCATTCTTGAGCGTAACTGCTCAGAATGGTTCCACTATTTTCGTTGAACCCGTTGTCAACAATATTAGAGTTGGTGCTTTGGTGGGTAACAAGAACTTAGCGTTTGGAGTTAGAAACATTGCTCAAGAAATAATAAATGAGCAAGACAGTTTAATCTTGGTTGGGGCTAAAGAAAAAGCTGACTATACAGTTTATATTGAATTAATCTTCTTTGATATCGTAACAACGAAATCGGGAGTGGCGGTTTTTCACCAAGATAAAGCAACTACTGTAATAAGAATGAAAGGTGTCCTCTATAATAAAGAGGGTAAAAAAATAAAAAGTGAATTTGCGGAAGGTAAATCATCCGAGATATCAACATCAACAATAATAATAGATGAAGGCGGAAAGTTCAACCAAGAATCTGCAAGTTCTGCAATTAAAAAAACAACAATAAACTTACTCGATAAACTACTATGAAAAAACTAATCTTTGTGCTGTTTGGATTGATATTAACGACAGCAACATTCGCTCAAACAACCCCCGGTATTGGTAACCCTGTTGCCTATAAAACCATTAAACGTGGTGACACATTGGATGTGGTGTTTAAGTATGATGCCGCACCATCGGTCGATGTTAGAACATTCCAAGTTGATTTCCAATATAGAAAACAACTTTTTACTCACGTATCAACAACTGTTGATGCGACAGTTAGTAGTATGACTCCAGCATTGTCTATTAAATTCTTTACCAATAACAAATATTCGGGATATAATTCAGGTACGAGTACATATTCCTATGTTTCTGACACAAACTATACTGTGGCAAGAAATTACTTGGTATTATCAAGCGGTTCTCAAATCACCGCAGATACATTTTTGATTCATAATAAATTCCTTATTAATGACGTAGCATCAAACTTCGATGCTGATAGTGTTGAAATTAACTGGGCTCGTATGTTCAAATTTGATGGTACTTCAATTGGAGATAATGTTGCCGTTTTAAACGTACAGGATATGCATCTTGAACTTTTGGGTAACTTAGTTATTAGTGGTAAGGTATGGTTACCATCTACTATGACAGGTTCAGGTGTGAGACCTACAGTTATCTGTACTAAGTTTAACACAGGGGAATTTGTATCATCTCAACAAGTTGATACCGGAGGAAACTATTCTCTTAATAATGTAGATAAAAATACAAAGTATAAATTAACAGTTAGATTCCCCGCTGATAGTATGACCACCATTAGAGATAATTCGGTAACCATCTCAGATGCGGTTAAATCATACGACGAATACTCAATTACCGACGTAAACCAAAACCCGTCTAAACTTTATTTAAAAAATGGATTAGCGTATTTGATTGCGGATGTTAACAAATCAGGAGCACACGATGGTGGTGACCCGTATTTAATATACGCAAACGTAAGTGGTCTTAAAAAGATAGATACCACAACAATGATTCACGCATTCCATAAGAATGTATTTGATTCATTGGCGATGGGTGTGAATCAATGGAATGATTGGCCAAACTATTTAACGGCATATAATTACATTACCGATAGTATTGGTACAACTAACTTAACTAACGTTGATATCAAATACTTTATTTTGGGTGACGTAGATAGAACTCATTCATCTCCTGTTTATAACTCTTCAGGTCAATTAGTGACTAAAGCCATTTTCAAAGGTGATTTGGATGTAGATATTCCTAATACAATGGCTTCTGTAGGTCAACCTGTTTGGGTTCCATTTAATATAAACACAAATGGTGACGAAAACTACGGTTTACAATTTGAAATGAAGTACGATAAAACCAAAGTTAAATTTGAAGAAATCGTATCTAATTTTAACGGTGGTCCATGGTTACAATATGTTACACATGACGAAGCTGCTGGTACTATCAGATTTGGTGGTATGAATAACCAAATGAAAGAAGGTTTGATTGGTTCGGCAACACCATTTAAACTTAAATTCTCTTCAATTGGTAATAATGATGTAGTGGCGAATCTTTATGTGAGAAATATAATGGATGCATCGGATAAAAATGGAGACCATTTAAACATCGATTTTACAAGTCACGTATCAACTATTTCATATAAGTCAGCACCAATACCGGGTTCAGTTACACCTGAAGAAATTACCGCACACATCAGACCCAACCCAACAACAGGTTGGTTTGAGTTAGAGGTTAAATTCCCAGATGTAAACACAACTATGATGGCATCAATATATGATGTACAAGGTAGGTTGGTAAAACAAGTTGGTACGGTATCAGGTGAAGGTTACATGAATACTGTTTACAAACAAATTGATTTAACTTCAGCAACTAGAGGAAATTATTATTTAGTTCTGAATAATTATAATAAACAATTAACTAAACAATTCTTAAAAGTCTAAAACTATGTCAGAAGAAACACAAGAACAAGACGGAACATGGTCTGGTTTAAAAAAGACCATTATCGGTACAATTAGTACTGTTGTATTAGGTGCGGGTACTTGGGTTGGAACCACACTTTTTGGTGGAGGTGAAGAACCGCAACAAGCCCCTGTACAACAAGCTGCTCCTGTAATTAATATTACTAACAGTAATGCTCAACAACAACAATCAGGTGGTACTACCAAAGTGATTGAGCGTGTTGTTGAAAAACCAGCATCTCAACCGGCGGAAAAACCAAAAGAAAAGAAAAAAGACGAATTTGCGTCAGAAGAACCAAAATGGTAATAATATAATTTAATTTAATAGGATGTCAAAAATGCAACAACCAACAGGATTTAAAGAGTTATTAAATTCAATGATGAAAAGAAGATGGTTTATTACGGCCATTGTTCTTGGTGGATTTATGTTAATAATGGGTGGAATATTCGCAGCAATTATAGGTAAAAATGAAATTGGTGGGGAGTGGAAGGAGTTATTACTTCTTTTACTTGGTGCATTTATTGGTTCCTATGGTAAAATTATTGATTATTGGTTTAGTGATACCGATAAGGATAAAATGTTAGTTCAAAAAATGGACGAAGAGGATGGTATTTCACTATCAAATACGGCTGACATGCCTGACGGACCTAAACCGGGTTCAACACCGATAGTACCAGAACAATTCACTTCATCAATTAATAATTCAGTACCCACAACATCGGTTACTGTTGAGACACCAAAAGTAGGTGTGGAGATTGATGAGGATGGTGATGGTGTTATGGATGGTTTAGATTTCGATAATGATGGTATCATTGACGAATACTTCACTCACAGACAATGTGAGCACGTATGGGGTGATGCTGATGGTGACGGCGATGAAGAATGTCTGAAGTGTGGTAAAATTAAAGATATCGAATAATTAAAATGGCAATTATGTTTAAAATGAATGAAAGAACAAAAGAGATTCTAACCACTCTTGGTATTATTATTCTTTGGTTTTTGTTTATGTTTATTTTCGCAACAAAGGCAACCGCTCAAGTTGTAGGTAAAACACAAACAGAACAATACAAAGCATCATTTGAAACAAGTGTTGATATCGATTCATTATTAGATTATGATGGACCACAAATACCTATTCAAATTCTAAAGATTGGTATTTCTGACGAGGTATATGAATTATACCCTGAATTAAAAGAAAAGAAAGTTGGTTTAGGTGTTGCTAATATGACACTTGAATATCTTGAAAATCTTAATCGTTTTATTTTTACTGAAGATAAAACAGAAATTAAGAATAGAATGGTTAAACAATTCCAAGCATCTCAAGCGGGAATTTCTCAGGATACTTTAAATGGTAGAGGTAAAATACGTTTAGCACATTATTTTGTTACAATTGAACTATACGATTATTCGGTTAGTGAAGATGAAACTGTTAATATGGCAAACGGAGTTAAGAATACCGTTACAACACGTATAGGTATGCAAGTTAGGTTTACCGATGCCGAAACGGGAGCAATCATAGGTGCAAGTGGTTTGGGTGAGGCAACAACTGTTAGGGAATTAAGTTTATTGAACGATGATAATCTAAGTGAAGTAAAATTTAATCAATCAACAATTGGTATCGCAACAAAGAAATCATTAGATATTGCATGTAGTAGAATTCTTCTTAGAATGATTAAGAAGGGTGTTTTCCCGAATTAATGGATAATTTATTATAAGATTATGTTTAAGTGGGGGTTATATGACCCCCATTTTAATATTTATATAGTATGAATTGGAGGACATTTAAATTATTAATTTTCATTGGAGTTTTGTTCTTCACAACTCAAAAATCTTATGCACAGGTGTCAACTACAACATTTATTGACCCGTGTACAAAAGAGGTTACGTTATTTACAGTACCACTTCAAGGTGGTACCACAATATTCTTCTTAAATCAAAGTCGATATTTTACTGCTGCAGATGTGACCAGTGGTGCTTTTAATGCGTGGATTAATCAAGTGTATACACAATACCGTCAAACAAACCCATGTTCACAACAACAAGGACAAGTAACTCAAAACCAAATCACGTCTCAAATTATTAGTAATACTGTCCAATCAGTGGTTGGTAGTATAATGGCGTCAGCCCAAAGTTCCGCAACTTCAGGAGGTGGTAATCTTAACGCATCTCAAGGAAATAACAACAAGAAGAGCGGAAATAATAATTCTAATTCAAACTCAAATGGCTCAAATAACAATAGCGGAAGTTCTTCGTCTTCTCAAGGAAATTCAAACGGAAATCAATCCTCGAGTTCAGGAGGAACAACTACATCGTCTGGAGGAAATAATTCGTCTCAGGGAAGCTCAACAGGTACACAAAGTGGAAACAATGGAAATACAAATAACCCACCTCAGGGGGGAAGTGGAACGTCTCAGCCACCTGTAGGTGGTTCGGGTTCATCAGGTGGAAGTACAACAGGAGGAAGTGGTTCCTCGGGAGGTTCTAATACCGGTGGTTCGGGAAACACTGGTGGTTCAGGTTCATCGGGTGGAAACACTGGTGGCTCAGGTTCATCGGGTGGAAACACTGGTGGCTCAGGTTCAACTACGGGAGGTTCTACCACGGGTGGTGGAACAGGAACACAAGGAGGAACTACGGGAAGTGGTAATCAAAATAATTCACAACAACAAGGTGAAGAAGTTGGCGCAACTACCACAATGAATAACGATGCTCACAACGATAATGGTGGAGGTTCAGATGGTGGTTCCGGTGGAGGTAAAGGTGGTGGAGGTAAATCGGGAGGTAAAGGTGGTAATAGTAATCCCATGATAATATCTTCAGATTTAACCACAGCACAAAACTTAGATAAGACATTCACCCCAATTCTGAATTTAAGTATGAGTAAATCATCTATGACAGGTTTGTCAAGTGTCGGAGCAACCGCTATGATATGGGCAAATCTTAGACAGTTTGCGATTTCTACTAAATGGACAAAACTGAATTATAATAAAAAACAAACTTTAAAATACATCCATAATGTTAACCTTACAGGTGTTTACACATATGGTAACATACTTGCATTTGTTGGATACAGTGGTATCCTTAATGGTGGAAAATATGGTGTAACCGGATTTAATATATCAGGTGCGGTTTCAATAATTGCACAAGATAAGAGTGGATTTTATTCTCCATCAATTACAGCATTTTATACTAAACCAATCAAAGTAAGTAAAAAATTTACGATGTCACCTGAGATATATGTGATGTCAACACCTTTAGTTTATTCAACTAAAGAACAAGTAACAATAACAGATAGATATTTTAGTGGATTCTTAGGAAGTGGATTTGATTATCAAATATCAAAACGTTTTAAAGTGAATATGAACTACAAAGCAAATTTGAGTACAAATCCTGAAATTCCAATCTTATCTTTCTTCTTAATAGGTAGTAAGATTAATTTATGAGGAAACTACTTTACATATTATTTTTATTATTACCTGTGTTAGGGTTCTCTCAGGCAACATCTGTCACTCTTGGAACATCAAGTAGTGGTACCTTATCTGTTACAAACAATACGTGGACAAAGGTGGACCCAAATGTGACATTAAGTGCGAATGGTAACATCACCGGATTTAGAGTTCAGATTTCTCAAAGTTACATAAGTGGCGCAAGTGGAGACCAATTAAGGTCAACTGTAACATTACCGTCGGGTATTAGTGTTTCATCTTTCAACACAACTACGGGTGTGCTAGTTTTTAATGGAACAACCACCGCATCGAATTGGGAAACAATATTAAGGGGTGTTGAATTTAAATCAACCTCATCAAGTTGTTATGCATTACAAAGAAGAGTAACATTTGTTGCAGGTACGGTTTTTTACAACCCATTGACTGAACATTTTTATGAATATGTTTCAGGAACTACGACTTGGACGAATGCAAAAACATCGGCAGAAAATCGTTCTTATTTTGGTAAGGCCGGTTATTTGGCAACGATGTCATCCGAGGCGGAAAATAATTTTGTTTGGAAACTAATGTCCTCTGATGCGTGGTTTGGTGCTTCCGATGAAGTATCTGCAGTAAATACGGCAAAGGGTAGTACCGCATTTGCATCACAATCGGCGGTAGAAGGTAAGTGGCACTGGGTAACTGGTCCTGAAAAAGGTCAAAACTTTTCAAATGGGAATACCCCAAGTATTACGTTAGTTAGTGGTCAATATCATAAATGGGCCAGTGGTGAACCAAATAATGCAGGAGGTGAACACTATGGACAATTCTATTCATCTAATAATGGTCAGTGGAATGATTTACCCAACACAAATTTAGGTGGATATGTTTGTGAATATGGAGATATGCCGGGTGATATAACTTCAAGCACAACAATACTCACAAGAAATGTTGAGGTTAGTGGTGCTTCAAGTGGTTACATAAGTGGTGGGGATATAAATGTTTGTTCAGGAAGTAACAGTACGACATTAACTCTTAACAGTTATACTGGTTCGGTTGTCAGATGGGAATCGTCATTTGATAACTTTTTCACTGCGGGAACAACAATATCAAGTACATCTTCAAGTATTACAGTTACCAATCTAACTAAAACAACATACTACAGAGCAATTGTAAATTCAACAAGCCCAACTAGTTGTAGTAACTTAGCGACATCTAGCGTTTTCTTATCGGTAAAACCAACAAAATCGGGAAGTGTGTTCGCGGTCAATAATTCAATTTGTGCGGGTGGTCAAGTTGAGTTGACTCTATCAGGTCAACAGGGTAACGTAAATAAATGGCAACGTTCAACAGATAACGTTAATTGGACGGACATATCAAACACGACAACAAGTTTAACAGAGACGATTAGTTCTGCGGGAACATACTATTATAGAGTACAGGTACAAACCCCAAACTGTGGTTCTGCAGTTAATTCAGATTCAAAAACAATTACGGTTACTTCCGGTACTCCACCTGTCGGTGGTTCGGTTTCGTCTGTAAATCTTTCAAGTACCACTAACTCGGGAAGTGTGACGTTAAGTGGTTATACAGGAACTATTGTAAAATGGCAACGTTCAACTAATGATGGGGTGACTTGGACCGATATCGCAAATACAACGACATCACAATCCTACACCAACATTAATACAAAAACATTATTTAGAGCACAGTTACAAAGTGGTACCTGTGGATTTGCATATTCATCTAATGGAACGGTGCAAATTGTTTACACAATATCGGGTACTGTAACATTACCGACAAGTAACACACTCAGTCCGATGGTAACACTTACTCTTTATAAAGTTGTTGGTAGTACCGAAACGTTGATTGAAACAGATACTGTGAACACTAATGGAACATACTCATTTAATGTTCCTGAGAATGGTGCTAATTATAAAATTGTCCCCTCTTTAACTTATCAAGGAATCACAAGTAACGATTTTGATTTATCTTTTGGTGAGGTAAAAAATGTTAATACCCCAACCAACACCGCTTCGGGATTAGTGATTACAGGAACCAAACAATGGAAAGCAGCCGATGTAAATAAGAATGGGATTTTAGATTTAGGGGATTCATATCTCGTTGCCGCACATATCACAGGTTTAAAAACAATTTCCGAAGTGTTATGGTTTACTGAAACTAATTACAATTCAATAACCAAAAACAACTTCGGAAGCATTTCACCTGTAACATCATTCAGTTTTACATCTGTATCAAGTAGTGTGATTCAGAATATAAAGTTCTGTATGTTAGGGGATGTAGATTTATCTCACTCTTCGAATTAAGATTCAATGAGTTTGGTATAGAGCTCACAAATCTCACCACAAGTTTCGTAGTCCTCAATTTGTTCGAAGTATGGCATGATGTCCCTCTTCAAAACAATCAATTCTTCACGTTGAAATCTTAAATCGGTTTCCCAATCAAGACCTTTGATTTTTGCGGAGATAGTAAGGATAAGAATATCTTTTTCTTTGTTTTTTAGTTCCTTAAATAGTTTAAGGATGTTCTTGTATATGACCACTTTGTTAATATCATAGAAATCGGAAAACTCGTTGTATTTTCCTTTGATACTCAACTTTTTTATGGCAACGCCAGTCTTTGTCAAACTCATATAGGGTTAGTTTTTGAATTAATTAATCGGTCTTACAAAGATGAGAAAGATATTTAAGATATCCAAATCATCTTTTCAACATTTCCATGTTAATTGACCGTATGTTCAATCTGAACCCTAATACAATTTTGAGGTAATCTATGTATGTGTCTGTAATTGTTGATGTAACCCATCATGTTGGCACTACCAATCGCATTTGCTGAATGGATAACAACATCCACAACTGGTTCCCCATTCAACCACCGTTCCACCAACCACTTGGTACAATCCATTCCGGTCTTCTCCAAAATGTTATCATAATCCAATTCATAATGATGATAAACATTACGATGCCATTCCGCCATTGCGGTGTCACCCAAATCATGGTCAAGAGAAATTAAACTAATGTTTTCTAAACCAATCTCGGTTACTTTTTCTACAAATTCTTCGTAAGAACGAACAATAACCCATTGGTCCTTTTCAATAGGTGTTCTTACATCGTCTAAATAAATTCTTTTTTTCATGGTATAATTCTTCTTACTAATTCTCTTCATCCTTTTTGAATGGTTTTGAATATGGTGGATATAAAATTTTCCATATTATACTTTTATATGACTTACCGTCCAACATATTAAACAGTATTGATGGGTGTGTGTATCTTTGAGCCAACTCTGCAAACTCACGTCGGTTAAATTCTTTTTGATATGATTCAAAATAAACATTTCGAATTTTATTGAATATCCATTGATATTCTTTTTCTATGTTTTCAAATCTAACTACCAAATCTCTTACAGTTTCTTTTACCCAATCATTGAATTCATCAGGTACCTTTTCAAGTAAATCATCGAATGGTTTATCGTCTTTCAAATATTCCCAAACATCTCTATTTGATACGTTGGTTAGAATTCTATGTAAACGAACATACTCTTCAAACTTTATTTTCATTCTAAAATTTGATGGGTAGAAACGAACAACAAATCCTTCACTATTCGGAGTGTTTAATTGTTTATATCTGTCAAATGTTTTTTTATTAAAAGTCACCATTGTACTTTCAACAACATCTTCTTCCGCAATGTCCGATGAATGAAAAATTGCTTGGGTGGTGTGCCAGTTCAATTCATCTATGGGTGTTGTTACGGATAAAAATGTAATCTTATCACAACCATAGTTCACTACTATCCTATTTTCTGGATAAATGATTTCACATAGGTATGTAACTTCCTTCATGAATTTACTTAAATCATATTTTGATTTAAGAATTTCTAAACCACGAATAGATTGTTCTGAGGTAAAAGAACCTCTTGTTGACATAATCCATTCACCGTCGTAAAAGAAAAGAATTCCGAGAGAACCATCCATTTTATCTTGGATGTGTGCATACTCACTATCCCAAGGAATTAGATTTTTGTCGATGACTTCTTCGTAATTAAAAAACTTACCGAATGGTTTTGATATTACTTCTCCTGAATGAGTTGTAATAAGACCACGGCATTGCATAGTAATATCATCCCACAACGATTCGTACTGTACTCTCGGTGTATAATTCCATATGTACAAATCTTTGGTTGGGTGAGTTTGTTTCATCAACAAACCATCTTTGTGATATTTTTCTAAAATTTCAATCACAGTACAATGTTAAAACGGTCTTTCATTTGTTGTAACTTATCCTCTGGTACATTGTGTATGTTTACACCACCATGACGATTTTCTACGATTACTGTATGTATTCGATAATCATATCTTTTAGCCATCTCCAAGTATTCATCCATTTCCCACTCTTGGGTAAATGTATTAGAAACGACAATTTTTTTAACCTCGTTTTGCATCAATAATGCACAACGTTGTTTACACTGATTGTGTGCTTCTTTTAATTTCGTCGGGTCGAAATTGTAGTTACCTTTACTATCAGTGAAGAAATCATCCGCAGATAATGGTAATTGTGGACTTCCGGGTGAAGTCATAATGATTTCACCTAATGTACTTTTACCTGAACCCGGTAAACCTCTTAATAGTATTAAATCTCCTTTATATGTCATAGTTGTTCGTTTAAAAAATTTGGGAGCCGTGGTGTCAAATGCAATACATTAAACTCACATTTCCACCCGAGGGGTAGTGAGCACTCATCCAAATTATTGATTTACAGTACTGTCAGTAATCTGAGCAGTTGTAGTATCATTTGCAGTTACTGCGCTTGAATCCACATTAACGGCGGTTGAATCGGTTGTTTCTGTCGATGTGGTTGATTCATTACCACACGCCGTGATTCCCATTGTGAGAACCGCAGCAAATACGAAAATATAATTCTTCATGCCACAAATATACAAAAAATTCTAGAATAAAAAAAGCCCCGATGGGAATCGGGGCTTGGAGGTCATTTTGTGGGTTCAACCCCACGGACTAAAAAACGAAAGGTTATCGGCAAAGATTTCCTTGTAGATATAAATATATATGATTTTATGAAAAATCAAAATATTTACACCATTTTCTTAAAAATTTTTAGTTGACCGTCTTTAAACTTCAAAGTTATCGTTTGATTTTCTTTAATACTACCCTTCAAAATCTCTTCCGACAGGAAATCTTCACACAAATTCTGTATGATTCTTTTAATCGGTCTTGCTCCGTACTCTTCTTGTGTGTTAAGTTCTGCAATTCTTGAGGTGACAGTTTTATCAAAAACGATGTTGAAGTTCTTTTCTTTTAATCTAACAATCAATTTACTCAATTCAATTTCGATGATTCTGCTAATCGTTTCTTCATTTAACGGGTTAAACAAAATTACATCATCAATGCGATTTAAGAATTCAGGATTGAATTGTTGTTTTAAAGATTTCTGTATGATTGATTTCTTTACCTCATGTTTTTGAGATTCGCTTGATGTTGTATTGAAACCAACCCCACCACCAAAATCAGAAACTTTCTTTGCACCAACATTAGAGGTCATGATGATGATTGTGTTTGTGAAGTTAACCTTTCTACCAAACGAATCTGTTAAATGACCTTCATCAAGAATCTGAAGTAGGATGTTGAAGACATCTTTATGTGCTTTCTCAATCTCATCAAATAAGACAACAGAAAAGGGATTATTCTTAATCTTCTCGGTCAATTGACCACCTTCATCATAACCAACATAACCGGGAGGTGAACCAATTAAACGAGATACGTTGTGTTTTTCCATGAACTCACTCATATCCACCCTAACAACTTTATCGGGGTCACCAAATAAAAGTTCAGCAATGGATTTTGCTAAGTATGTTTTACCCACACCTGTCGAACCTAAGAAGATAAACGAACCTATTGGTTTGTTTGTATCTTTAATTCCGACTCTGTTTCTTCTTATTGATTTAGATATAATAGAGATTGCTTCATCTTGACCAATTACTTTTGAAGATAATCGTTCTTCTAATTTCAATAAGTTTTCGGTTTCCCTTTCATCTAATTTGGTGATTGGTACTCCCGTCATTTGTGAAACAATTTCGTAAACATCGTTTACTACAATAGGTATTTTGTTATCCTTTTGTTTCTCTAACCAAATGTTTTTTTCTTCTTCAAGTTTAGTCAATACCTTTCTTTCTTCGTCTCTTAATTTCGCCGCTTGCTCATAGTTCTGACTTTTTACTACTTGAATTTTTCTGTTCTTTATTTCTTCAGATTCTTTTTTGAGATTCTCAATTATATCAGGAACTTTAGTGTTGATTTTCTTTTCCGAACCTAGTTCATCAAGAACATCGATTGCCTTGTCGGGAAATTGCCTGTCAGTAATAAAACGAGAACACAATTTAACAATCGTTTCTATAACACCATCATCATAGAAAACCTTATGATATGTTTGGTATGAATCCTTGAGGTTTTCCAAAATTTGAATTGTTTCTACTTGTGTTGGTTCCTTCAAAATAATTTTTTGAAATCTTCTTACAAGCGCAGAATCTTTTTCAATGTGTTTTTTAAACTCATCAAAGGTAGTTGCTCCAATACATTGAATTTCTCCTCGAGCTAATGCTGGTTTTAAAATGTTTGCGGCATCCATTGAGCCACTCGCGTTACCCGCACCAATCATTGTGTGTAATTCATCGATAAAGACAATCACATTGGGTTCGTGTTGTAGTTCGTTTAAGATTGCTTTAATTCTCTCTTCAAATTGACCTCTGTACTTTGTTCCCGCAACTAATGAAGTCAAATCTAACGATACGATTCGTTTATCCAATAGATTTGTTGGGCATTCTCCTTTTACAATCAATAACGCCAATTTTTCTACTAAAGCGGATTTACCTACACCGGCATCTCCAACAACCACTACGTTATTTTTCTTCTTTCGAGAAAGTATTTGTGCTATTCTTTTAACTTCCTTCTCTCTACCTATGATTGGGTCTATCTTACCCTCTTCCACTAATTTATTTAGGTCTCTTGAAAAGTTGTCTAAAACGGGTGTTGTTGAACCCTTTCGACTCCTTTTCGGTGTGGTTTGTTGACCTTCTTCGAAAAAATCTACTGCCATGGTTTTTGAATCTTTTATAGAAATATAATCAAAATTCATTTAAAAAACAAGTAGGTGACAATTTTTCAGTTGTTATAATAATATAACTGTCATATTGTCTACTTTTTTTAAATGGAACATACTTTGAGTACGAATATACAAAAAAAAATAAAGCTATGTTAGTATTTCACAAAGACCCCTTCAAAGATGTGTTAGACACTTTCTTTGAAAAACCGTCCCTAACTAGGGAGAATTCAACTAAACTCGTTACGAGAGATAATGAGTACTCTTTCTATCTTGCGGTACCCGGATTAACAAAAGATGATTTATCTATTTCGGTTAAAGATGGTTTGTTGAGTATCTCATATAAAAAGGAAGAAAAGGATGATATTAATTATTCTTTTGTAAGCTCCTTTAAGAAAACATATTCTCTTCCTGAGGATGTAAACGAAAAAGACATCACAGGTAAAGTGGAGAATGGTGTTTTAGAAATCCTTCTTCCCAAACTCAAAAAGAAATCTCTTGAACGTTTTATTTCGTTGAATTAATGGGGACCCCGAGAAATCGGGGTTTTCTTTTTGATATTTATTGAGTATATTATACTCAAAAACATTATGGCTATTCTATCTGAAAAAATTAATGGTAATCTTATTGAGGTCTCAATAAATTCATCAAATCTAAAATCTTCAACATACAATACTGAATCCAAATCACTTTTGGTGGAATTCAACAACGGCTCTATTTATGAGTATAATGATGTGCCGTGGGAAGTATTTACAAAATTCAGAATGGCTGAATCACAGGGTAAGTACTTTAACACCAGTATATCGAAGACATATAAGTACCAAAAAGTGAAATGAGTTTAATTAAAGAACTAATAGAAGATATTGAACAAGATAAGGACATTGTAAAATCATTTGTCCCTAAAGATTCGTTACCTGATACTATCTTTGATAAAGACGGGGAATCATTTCTTTTAAAAAAAGAAGTAAGAGAAAAATTATTAGAAATCAGTTCTGAGTTTTTAGAATTTATTGGTATTGATTTTTTTGTTTTTGATATCGTTTTAACGGGTTCTCTCGCAAACTTTAATTGGTCAAAATATTCAGATGTGGACTTACACATTCTAATAGATTTAGATGAATTTGATTCTGCTAAAGTTAATTCGACCGCATATCATCAAATAGTAAAAGAATTTTTTGATAGTAAGAAAAATATTTGGAACTCAAACACCGACATAACGATAAAAGATTATGACGTTGAGTTATATGTACAAGACATTGATGAAAAACATTTGTCTACCGGAGTATACTCAGTTTTGAATAACGAATGGATTGTCGAACCTAAGAAATTAGAGTCTGCATTTGACTTAGATGAAAAGAAAATACTAGATAAGGGTGAGGAATATGCCAAGATGATAGATAGTTTATCAGAATTGGCGGAAAATGGTGAAGACGTAACAAAAAAAGTGGATGACCTAAAAGACAAAATTAAAAAATTCAGACAGAGCGGTCTTGAGGATGGTGGAGAGTACTCCTACGAAAATTTAACTTTCAAATTACTAAGAAGAAATGGGTATATAGAAAAATTAATGTCAATAAAAACTACTGTCAGGGATAAGAAATTGTCCCTCCCACAATAGTAAACCTTAATTTTTTTCTTTATATGCATATATTTATAGGATACGAAGAATAATATATTTATCAATAATTAAAAAAACATGGCAGACTTAAAACCATTAGGAAGTGAGAAACTTCAAGGTGACGATAAACTAAAGAGAATCCTTGAGTTGACTTATTACGGTAATAAATCAAAATCCACATCCTCAGCCAAAGCTGAATATGTTACCGAATCTGTAAACGGTGTTTACGGTATTGTAAGAGAAAAGGATGGGTATTACGTAAAAAAAGGTTTAAATGAGAGTTCACTTGATTATATCGGTGGTCTATTCATGAAAAATAAAAATAGATTTAACTCATATGCAGAAGCATTTAAGAGATTAGATTTGTTAAACGGACAGGAATTACAGGAAGCAACAAAATATGTTTTAAAACCAAAATCACCTGTATCAAATGCGGAAGCCACTACACCCGAACCCGTTGCAGACATGCCAGCCGAACCGGCTCCAATGCCAGAACCTACAGCAGAAGTTCCCTCAGAGGAACCTATGATGGAACCTTCACCTGAAGAAATGCCATCAGATGAAATGGGTGGTGAAGCTAAACCATCTGATTATATGGCTGAAATTCAAAAATTCGCAGGTAAACTTGGTCAAGAATTAAGAGACCAAAAAGAAAAGATGGAAAGTGATGATATTAAGTACGTTCTTAATATGGTCATTTCAGCGGTAAACTTAGACAAACTTGAAGATGAAGATATCGAAGAGATATCGAAAAAATTCGAGAGAGACGAAGAAGAGATGGGTGGAGAAGAAATTCCCGCAGAAGAACCTGAAATGCCTGCCGAGGAACCAACAGGTGACGAGGAATTGGGTGAAATGTCAATGATGGATAAACTGGAAAGTTTTGTTAATATGCCAGCCGTTCAAGATGAAGAAATTGATTTATCAAAATACGCTGATTTAGGTTCAGTACAAGAAGACGAAGTTAAAGAAGTTGACTTGGAAGAAATTAAAAAAGAAATTAACAAAAGTATTGAAGAGACTTTAGGAAAATACTTTAAGTAAGATGCGTTTAATCTATGTCAATGAAATCGGCTCCGATTATAAAGGTCAAAGACAGTACGAATTCATCTTCAGTGAATCTGCCGAAATTGACATAGAGGAGTGGTTTGACGTTCCCGCGTCTTCTACAATGACATCGAAATCCCCAAGCATTGAATATATTGACCTTGTAGGTCTACTCAGAGACACCGATTTAGTTTTAGAATTAATACAAAATTCTGACTACTTCGGTGTTATTGATGCTGTGGATGGTATAATTGCCATGGCTTGGGAAAAATCAAACTTTGACTTAGAATCCGATAGATTATTTTTTAGATTCGGTGAGAGTATTGAGTCAGTCACAAAAAAATTAAAATCAAGAGGTTTCTCATTAGAACAACAAGAACTTAAATTTAAACAAATATGAAACGTACAGAAATCATAGAGAAATTACTATCTGAAGGTTTTACTGAAAAAACCTTATCTCGTTTGAGTGACAATCAACTCACCACTTTAGCTAAAACTGTTTTATCTGAAGAGGATGTGATGATATCTAAAAAAGACCCGCAGCTCCAACAGAAAGTTGCTAATGCTAAAAAATCAAATCAAACAATTGTAACATACGAAGAAGAAGAAAAGGATGGTGAAGAAAATAAGTCTGAGATTGAAGAATGGGTGTTGAATTTAGCGGAATCTAAATTTTCACATTTCACCTCAAAATCAGATATAATGGGAATTATTACAGAAAAGGTAAAAGAAGCCGCAATACCAATGCCGGCAACTAAAGCCACTAAAGGTCACAATGATGTACCTGAATTCATGACATTTGATGCGATTGTTGGAGCGGAACCCGCACCAACACCGGCACAACCTGAAGTAATTCCTGACGCTCCACCAACAGAAAAACCAAGTAAACCAAAAACTCCATATCAACCAGGACCTGGCACGGACCCTAAACCCAAAGCAATGGGAGAAGAAAAAAAGAAGAAATAATGGAGTTTTCTAAAAAAGATTTGTTATCTTTATTAGGTGAAAACTTAGAAGAGATGGCAATGGATTTCGATACACCTGATAGACCATATCAGGGATTACAAGACAAATTAGCACAAGGAGATACCCCGTTAAAAAAGATTCCGTTACCGTCAACCGGTGAAGAACCTAATAAGAATTTCCAAGAATTACTTGCATCTGAAAGATACAGACAAGTAGTTGCTAAAGTTAGAGAATATACGGGAGTTGAAGCACCAATGCAAGGTGAACAAGGTATTATGCCGTTGGCTCAAATGATGATGTCAGCGCATAATGAAATTGTTCAAACTGAAGCCGCTCATAGAGAAGAATTAGAGAGACTTGCAGTTGAATTAGTAATGAAAGAAATGGGTATTCCAGAAGGAGCATTACAATTCGATGCTAAGATTGTTGGGATGGGTGAAATTGATACCCAAAACTTCAATCGAGAAATGCAACAACAACAACAAAACGTTGACCCAGTCGACATCGAACAAGATTTGATGAGTGATTTGGAATCAATGACAATGGAAAAAGCAAAAAGAAGATTAATCAACAATATGATACAAGGGGCATCGAAAAAAGGTCACTACATGTATCATTATGCTGCGGATAAGATTAGAGAAATCACTGGTTCAGATAGAATTATTGGTCAGTATGGTATTCTTATGTCAATCAACGATACGTTGTATTGGCAATTAAGTGATGAAACCATGAAAATGATGATGGGCGGACCTGAAGGTGGTGGTTCTGTTGGTGGTAAGGAAGAGGTAAAAAGAAATACCAATCCCCCAACAATCGTTGCTCGAGGTCTTAATTTTCCGATTCTTGTTCATGAGTTAATTAAGGGTGTTATGGAATTGTTCGCAATTCAAGGAAGACCTACAGATGAAGAAGGTAATGAAGATGCCGAAGCGTGGTCAGAAATTGAAGGTTCTGAGGATACTCTTGAAAAAGAAATGTGGGATTTACGTTTAGGTCCCGCAATTTGGGATAGAATTAGAAGACAATTTCCTGATGAAATTTTATTAGACGAAAACAAATTTGAATTACAAAACTACTTGTTAGTTGAGATTTTCAAGTTACCGGCAAAACACTTTTTGGTATTCATGAAAGAAGTACTTTCAGGTTCTGAGAATGGTAAACGTTTAATGAATGAATTAATGACCGGTATTGACCAAATGTTTAAAGACCAAGACTATCAAGACGCTGTTGCGGCATTTAACGAAGACTTAAATAATATTACCGATAACACTGATGATGACGATTTGGGGGACTTTTTAGGAAGTCTCGGAATAAAGTTATCAGATGATGATGAGTAAGTGAAGGGTGGTTTTACCACCCTTTTTTCATATTTATATATATGACAAGAGTTGAACAACTTAAAGAGTATGCTAGAATACTAAAGGATGCACCATATTCGTTAAAGACGTATTTGCAGACTTATGATAATACACAGAAGAAATTCGTTCCTCTTGAGTTATTTCCTGACCAAATACAGTTGATTCAGGATTACGAGGATTACAACGAAAATATAACAAGAAAATATCGTCAGGCGGGTGTATCTACTGTTACATCGGCTTGGATATCAAGAAGATTACAGCTAGCCAAACCCGAGAATCCTGAGAGAGTTCTTGTAATTGCTAACAAAAGAGATACTGCAATTGAAATGGCGAATAAAATTCGTCACTTTTTAGAGCAGTGGCCCGATTGGATTAATGTTGGGTTTTCTCCCGATAAAAACTCTGAAAGTAGATTTAGATTAAATAATGGATGTGAGGTTAAAGCCGTTGCGACATCTGCGGATGCGTTACGTGGTTATACCCCAACAATCCTTGTATTTGACGAAGCTGCATATATCGAAGCGGGTGACGACTTTTGGGCGGCATCTATGGCATCTCTTTCTACGGGAGGTAAAATCATTTTAATCTCAACACCAAATGGTTATGACCCAATTTATTACGGTGTTTATGACCAAGCAATCAGAAAGATAAATGACTTTCATATTACTGATTTAAGATGGTTTAAAGACCCTCGTTATACTAAAGACCTTAGATGGGTTAAGTGTAGTGATATTACACATTACATGTTAAATAGAGAACAGTATGACGACAATGAAGTTGTGATATATGAATTTGACATAAACAAATACCAAGAATATGAGGAACAAGGATATAAACCGTTCTCGTCTTGGTTCGAATCAATGTCAAAAAAATTCAAGTATGATAGAAGAAAGATTGCACAGGAATTGGAATGTGATTTCTTGGGTTCAGGTGACGGGGTAATTCCCGGTGATGTGCAAGACCATATTACCAAGAACTTTATTCGAGAACCAAAAGAGAAGTACATGCAAGGTACTTTTTGGCAATGGAAGGAACCTATACAAGGTCATAGATACATTATGGGTGTCGACGTAAGTCGTGGAGATAGTGAGGATTTTTCATCAATTAATATTGTTGATTTCGATGAAAGAGAACAAGTTGCGGAATATATTGGGAAGATACCACCCGACGATTTAGCATCTATTGCATACAAATGGGGTATTCTATATGAAGCATTTATTGTAATTGATATTACAGGTGGTATGGGTATTGCCACATCACGTAAGTTACAAGAAATGAACTATAAAAACCTGTACATTGATGGTGTTAACACTCAAAATATTTGGGATTATAACCGTAAAGCACAGGATAAAATTCCCGGTTTAAATTTCAACAACAAAAGAACCCAAATCGTTGCAGCATTTGAAGAACAACTAAGAAAAGGATTCGCCGTTAGGTCAGCAAGACTGATGAACGAATTAAACACATTCGTTTATATCAACGGGAGACCTGACCACATGAAAGGTGCTCACGATGATTCTATTATGAGTTTATCAATGGCACTCTATGCTGGTGATATGTGTTTCAATCAGTTACAAAAGAACGAAAACGCAAATAGGGCGATGTTAGAATCTTGGACAGTTTCTGAAAGAACATATGAAGCAAACAGAACATTCTATTCATACGGTTCTACTATGGATTCTGTGGGGGCTATGTTCGCCGGAAATAATGGTAATAACAATCATCCATTAGGTTCCCCAACAAAAGACCATTACAAGGAATACTCTTGGTTATTTGGTAAGAAGAGGTAATACGACTTTATTAAAAGGATAAAATTATTTATATTCTAAAGAAAACTATTTATATACATGGCAGATAATAATTTAACAGTATTTCAGAGATTAACCAAGATGTTTGGGTATCCCGGAGCAGTAAAATCTGAGGAGGTCCCATCTTTTAATTTTTCTAAAGACGAAATACTAAAAACAAGTAGTAGAGAAGATTATGAAAAAGCAATGTTACAAGCGCAACAAAGTCAGTACATTGCAGATAAGTGGACAAAACTTGAACAATCCCTTTATAATCAATCTGTTTACTACGAACCAAATAGATTAGCAGCATATTATGATTATGAATCCATGGAGTTTACTCCAGAAATTTCGGCAGCACTTGACATCTACGCTGAAGAATCTACGACACTTTCTGAAAAGGGCGATATTTTAACCATATTTTCAGAATCAACAAGAATTAAAAGTATTTTAGAAGATTTGTTCATCAATCGTTTAGATTTGAATACGAATCTACAGATGTGGGCAAGAGGGGTTTGTAAATACGGGGATGATTTTGTTTATTTAAAAATTGACCCCGAAAGAGGTATAATTGGATGTCAACAATTACCTAATATTGAGATTGAAAGAATTGAAGGTAGAGAATCAAAAACTCCACATCAAAGAGATATTAAAGCACCTACAAGAGAATTAAGATTCCAATGGAAGAATAAAGAATTGGAATTCCAAGCATGGGAAATTGCACATTTTAGATTATTGGGTGACGATAGAAAGCTTCCGTATGGTACTTCCATGTTGGATAAGATTAGAAGAATTTGGAAACAATTACTTCTTGCGGAGGATGCGATGTTGATTTATAGAACGACAAGAGCACCTGAAAGACGTGTATTCAAAGTATTTGTTGGTAACATGGACGATAAGGACATTGAAGCTTACGTACAACGTGTTGCCAATAAATTTAAAAGAGACCAAGTAGTTGACCCAAGAAATGGTCAAGTAGATATGAGATATAATCAAATGGCAGTAGACCAAGATTATTTCATTCCTATTCGTGACCCGGCACAAACAAATCCAATTGAAACATTGGCGGGAGCTCAGAATTTAGGTGAGATTGCCGATATAGAATATATTCAAAAGAAGATGCTAGCTGCACTTCGTATTCCAAAAGCATTTTTGGGATTTGAAGAAGTTGTGGGTGACGGTAAGCAATTAGCATTAATGGATATTCGTTTCGCAAGAACCATTAATAGAATTCAAAAATCATTAATTCAAGAGTTGAATAAAATCGCTCTTGTTCACTTGTATCTTCTTGGTATGGAAGATGAGTTAGATAATTTCTCACTTTCATTAACCAATCCGTCCGCACAATCCGACTTATTAAAGATTGAACAGTGGAAAGAAAAAATTGAACTTTATAAAAACGCAACCTCAGACCAATCTCAAGTAGGTATCTTACCTGTGTCACATACATGGGCTAAGAAGAACATTCTTGGTATGAGTGATAGTGAGGTATTACTTGACCTACAACAACAACGTATCGAGAGAGCAATGGGATTTGAATTAACAAACACTCAAAACGTAATTAAACGTTCTGGTGTATTTGATGATGTTGACGCGAAATACGGTGTACCTGAGGAAGAAAGACAAGAAGGTGGAGAAGCACCGGCAGGTGGTGAAATGGGTGGAGGAGCCGAAATGGGTGGAGGAGCCGCAGAACCGGCAGCAGCGGAACCCGCCGCACCGTTAAGTGAATCCACAAAACGTCGTAATATTTTAAGTATGTTGGGTGAGGGCGATAATTTAAATGACCTTTTTGATGTCAATAAAGCCCAACAGAATATTTATGAAATAGAAAATAAATTAAAAGATATACTAAACGAACAATAAAATGTCAAATTTTGGTGATGTAAAAACAAAGTTGTTAGTAAAACTAACAGAATCATACACCTCTGATAAAAAATCAGATGTCAAGGAATTATTAAAACAAGTTAAATCAAATAAGAATTTGATTGAGATGTATTTGTTTTATGAGGATGTTGAAAATAAACATATCCCAAGTATTGAGACCGCTAAATTGTTTGTGGAACAAATCGAAACTCTTTTAATTCAAAAATCAAAACTTGTTAATGAAGGTATCTCAACATTAACCGAATCGTTAAAAGAAGTTGCACCTAATAAAAACGAGGTATATGAGTGTTTAGATGTATTGTCTGAGGAAACAACACTATTGAATGTAGAAAAGAAGGTTGTATCTAAAGAAAGATTAATTAAACACCTTACGACCTCGAAACAAATTCAGGTAGAAGATGTTGCTCCACATACGGATAACCAATCATTATTAAATGCAGTTTTAGTAAACAATTTCAACACTAAGTTTACTGACTTCATGAATGAAGAACAAAAAGAAACATTTAAGAAAATTGTTTCGATGAAGGATGGGGAGTTATCTGTAGAAATGAATACGTTGAAAGAATCGATGACTCAAAAGTTTGATACTTTAATATCAGGAGAATCCGATTCAACGTTAATTGACAAACTTAAAGAAGCAAAAAAAGAAGTAAACGAATCTACAGTGAGTAAATTCAATTACTACAGATTGATTGAACTTAGTAAAAGTTTAGATTAATCTTGTGGTCCGTTTAGCTTCTCTTTGTAGATAGCTTTTAACTTTTGTTCTCTTTTTAAGACTGAGGGTTTCACAAATTCTTGTCTTTCCCTTAATTGTTCAGTCTGTTTTGTTTTATAAACCTTGTTTTTGTACTTCTTTAGTGCGATTTCAAGGTTTCTTTCTTTTGTAACGTCTACGATAATCATAAGTGTCTTTTTAAAAATATAATTTAAATATTTGGATTTTTTAAGTTTATTCTGTATATTTTAAATACACCATAAAAATACTAAGTATGAATAATATTAATGAAAAAGGGCAAGTTTATTACAATTGGTGTCCACAATAACGTAAAGATAGGTTATGGCACCGTTGATTACAAAAACCTAAAAACTATCTACATCCAATTAAATTCTTGGACTCAACCAAATCAGGACGATTGTGATTTCGATAAACTAATTTCGAAAACAAGAAGACAAATCAAAAATAAAATTTACGACCTAAGATGTGAGTATTTTAAACCACAATCTATCGTTGACCTCGACATCAAAACTAGCGGGGTTAAAACAAATAAAAGGTCATTTATGGATTTAGAGATAACATTATACGTTGAGAAATATTTTGACGTTAAATCAAAAGAGATAAAACAAATAGTATCCGACATATCTGAAAATATTATAGATACCGTTTTAACTGATGAAACTTTGTTTAATTTTTATAAAACAAAGAATTAATCTGTTATTGGGGTATTTATATATAAAAAGATAAATGAAGATACTTGGACCTAACGAGACCGGCAAGGGTATTTTAATCGAATACGACGCGGGTCATATATCTCCACAAGAAAATCAAAGAATAATATCCGAGATGAAAGATACAGACTTTTCTCAGGATATTATTCTCTATGCCGTTTTACAAAAATTCGATACTCCAAATAAGAACGGAAGGATTTATCCTGAAATGTTACTTAAAAGAGAAAACGAAAAATATCAAACACTTATAAAGAAAGGTGGTGCCTTAAATGAATTAAATCACCCCTCATCTTCACTTATTGACCTTGATAGGGTATCACATTCTATTATGGAAACGTGGTGGGATGGTAAAATGTTAATGGGTAAGATAAAATTATTTACTTCTCCAGGTTGGAAGAAGATGGGTATAGTTAGTACCAAAGGAGACCAAGCCGCAATGTTATTAATGAATGGAGCAACATTAGGTATATCATCAAGAGGTGTTGGTTCATTAAAAAATGTAAAAGGTCAAAACATCGTACAAGAAGATTTTGAATTGGTATGTTTTGATTTAGTATCGTCCCCATCAACTCCCGGGGCATACGTTTTTAAGGATTTAGGTGAGAGAGATAACTATGCGGAATCTATTGAGGAAAGACCAGAATCAATTGATAAAATGAAAAATCTAATGTCAAAATTGGATAGATTTTTATCTAAATAAACAATTTATTTTAGGTTTCAATATCGTAAAAAGTACTTTTTTACATAATCATAATATTTATAGTTAAATAAAATTTCCAAATGAGCGAAAAATCAATTTTAGAACAAGCATTACTTCAAGTACAGACTCTTGAAGAGGCAGTAAAAGCAAACGCAAAGGGTATACTTGCTTCTACCATGAAACAAGAACTAACAGATTTGCTAAAAGAATCATTGGAAGAAGAGGAAGAGGTTGTTGCAGAACAACCCGATTCTGAAGAAGAGACTCAAGACGATGTACCAGCCGAAGCTGGGGATGAGGAAGGTGGTCTCGATAACGATGAAGAGGGTGATGAGGAATCATCTGACGACGAACTATCTAAAGACATTGAATCATTAGATTCTGAAGACGAAATGGGTCCAGAAATGGATGACATGGGTCCTGAAGGAATGGAAGATGATGACACTGTTGATATGACTGACGCCGACGAAGACGAAGTTTTAAAAGTTTTCAAAGCAATGGGTCCTGAAGATGGTATTATCGTTAAGAAGGATGAAAACCACATCGAACTTGAAGATGGTGATGATGAGTACATCATTAAGTTGGACGAAGAAGAAACCCACGAAGAAGAAACTATGGAAGAAACTTTTGACGAACCTATGGAAGAAATGGGTGATGTTGAGGAGTCTATGGTAGAGCCGGCACCTGAAGTTTCAGAAGATTGGAACGAAGGTGAGGAAGTGGTTTACGAAATCGAACTTGATGAAGAAGGGGAAGAGTCAAATGAAGAGGAAGTATCTGAAGAAACTTTTGACGAACCTCACGAAGAAGAAATGGGTGAAGCCGCAAGAACTAAGTGGAACGCACATGGTGACAAAGGTGAAGCTGAAAGAGCAGGTATTAAGAGTAAAAAAGTATTCGCAGCAGGAGCAATCAACGAAGAAGTTGAGAACTTGAAAAAACAAAATGCCGAATACAAGAAAGCTCTTGTGTTGTTCAAAGAAAAGCTTAACGAAGTTGCTGTGTTTAACGCAAACTTGGCTTACGCTACTCGTTTGTTCACAGAACATTCAACCACAAAACAAGAAAAACTTAACATCTTAAAGAGATTTGATTCTATCTCAACCTTGAAAGAATCGAAAAATCTTTATTCAACAATTAAAACTGAATTAGATACTAAAAAACCAATTTCTGAATCAGTAGTTGATAAGATTACTTCGGCACCAAGTACTTCGTCTTCAACTGAAGTTCTTTCTGAGTCAAAAGCTTACGAGAACCCGCAGTTCAAGAGAATGAAAGATTTGATGTCAAAAATAAAATAATAAACATAAAATAAAAACCAAAAAAATACTAAAATGGGAGCATTATTAGAATCAGGTATGGTTGGTAACATCGGTCTAAAGCACCTTCGTGTTATCAAAGAAGATACCATCAAAAAATGGGATGATTTAGGATTCCTAGAAGGTCTTGACGGCCATCAAAAAGATAACATCGCACAGTTGTACGAAAACCAAGCGTCTTACTTAATCAACGAAGCAGCAGTTTCTGATGCTAGTGGTTCTTTCGAGACCGTAGTTTTCCCTATCATCCGTCGTGTTTTCTCTAAATTATTAGCTAACGACATCGTATCAGTACAAGCAATGAACTTACCTATCGGTAAATTGTTCTACTTCATACCTAAAATCCAAGACACTAAGCAAGCACCATTCGGATATCCAAATTCCGAAAGTAATCCAGGAGCTGGTTATACTTCTTCACAAAGTTTGTATGACCGTTTCTATGAGGAAGATGATTCTGCAACTTCAGGTATCTTCGATTACTCAAGAGGAGCGGCTACTTCAGTAGCAGCAGCACCTTTCGCGTTCGTAACATTCAACAATGGTGCGGTAACTGAAAGTACTGCGGCTTTGTCTGGTTCAGTATCAAGTGCGATTGTTGTTCTTAGTGGTTTCACTAAAGATGGTCAAGGTAAAATGGTAGGTGCTGATGGTAACGTGATGGACACTGAAGAATTCTTAGCTTCATTAGCAATCACTGTTACTGGTAACACAACTGCAAACAATGGCGTTAAAAACTTCAACGTTGTAACTCAGAAATACGGTAAAGGTATCGTTGAGTACGGTCAGAAAGCCGGTAGTGGTGTAAATAAGTTCAACGACATCTGTGATGAAGAAGGTAAAATTTACTTGAACGTAGATTTCGAACTTTATGACGCAACAACAGGTTTCAGTGCTGCTGACTTTACAAACGACTTAGCACTTGCTAACATCGTTGTTTCTTACAGAACTTACGAATCTCTTGAATTCGAAGAAGAAATCGGTGAAGTATCTTTCGACCTTCAATCAGTAACAGTTTCTGTAACTGAAAGAAAGTTAAGAGCTAGCTGGTCTCCTGAATTGGCTCAAGACGTTTCTGCATTCCACAACATCGACGCTGAAGCTGAATTAACAGCTTTATTGTCTGAGCAAGTTGCGGCAGAAATCGACCGTGAAATCTTACGTGACATTCGTAAAGGTGCCGCTTGGAGAACTAAGTGGGATTACAACGAGTGGAAGTATGGTGCTGTTAGTGGTACACCTTTCATGGGTTACACTCAGAAGGATTGGAACCAAACTTTGATTACCAAAATCAACCAAATCT